TTATGTCAATCTGCTGCTGCAGTTCGCTCTGGACCTCGCCGACATGGTTGCTCACATCGCTGATCTGCTGGTTCAGGTCGTTACGGACTTCGCCCAGGCGCTCGTTCACCGAGCCAGGGCCATTCATGTCGATAAGATCGATGCGCTTGGTCAGCTCCTGGCCCAGCTCACTTTCGGTAATCTGATCCTTGATCTGCTCGAGGATCGCAGTTGCATCTGCGCTGGCCATGCCAGACACCAGCGTGCCTTCAACTGGGAAGAACGGTCCAATGTTGCCGGAGCGATCCACCAGGCGCGCCCAGAAGTAGAAGCGCTGCCCGGCACGCAGGCCTTGCATGACGTGCTCGTTCTGCGGATAGGCCAGATCGGCCAGCTTGGTGGCCAGCCCGAGGTCCGTGCCCTCGCTGTACCACAGCTCTGTGCGCTGGGTGTCCTCGGCGCCAGCTGGGAAGCCCCAAGTGACCTTGATGCCGAACAGGAGGCTTTCGGTGTCCAGGTAAGTGACCGCCGGCGGCGGCGTCGTCTTTCCGGCCACGTTGGTCAGCATCGAGGTGGTCGGGATGGACGAGACATCCATGGAGCTGACTGCGCGCACGCGGGCCAGGTACTGGCCGGCATACACGCCACGCACGTCGGCAGCCAGCTCGCCGGTTCTCGGCACCTTCACCCAGTCCCGCGAACCCCAGCGCCACTCAACGTCGTAGGCCACAGCCCCGGGCGCTGCATCCCAAGAGATCGTCATGGTGGTGACGGCCATACCCTGGTCCACAGACGAGTGGCTGCCGATCAGCACGCGCGCCGGGGCATCTTGAACGCCCGGTGGCAGAACGCTGATGGGGCGGTCATCGATCACCGTCCCGTAGTCAATGGCGTCGAACTTGCTCGGCTCGTACTGGATGCACTCAAGCTGGAACTGGTGCCACTCCGGGCGCGTGACGTTGCGCACGTAGAACTGCATCAGCTTCAGATCATCGAAGTCCAGCACCCAGCCGGATTCAGGCTGCGGCACCTCGCTGAAGTCCGCCATGACAGTGATCTGGCGGCCGGCCACAGAACGCACCTGGCGCGCCTCGGACTTGCCGCTGGGCAGGTTGACCAGCAGGCGGGCACCAGTCGGCACCTCAATGTCACGGTCGACCGTCACGACGCGCCCAGCCACGGCGGCGATACGGCCACCGTTGGCGCGGCCTGCCAGCATCGGGTCGGACAGGGTGATTACCTTGCCCGGCTTCGGGATGTAGCCATCCAAGCCGACACGGAAGCTGGCACCGCGCAGCTGCAGCTGCTCGGTCATGAGAGCCCACTGGCCGGCGCGCTGGGCCTGGCCACGCGACGTGCAGCCGACAGCCTCCACGGAAATCTCGCGCACACCGTACTCGGCAATGGCGCTTTCATCGAAGACCGGCTCTTTGTCGGTGTCGTAGCCACGATCTGGGTCATCGAACGACACCATGGCCTGGCTGTGCCGATCGCGAAGCTTGCTGCCGGTGTACTTGACCGCGCCGTCGTCGAGGATCTGCGACAGGGTGTAGTTATAGACCGGATCCTGCGGCATATCGGCGTTCACGGTGATCTGGCTGCCGTCCCAGAAGGCCAGGCCATGGAAGATGGCCGCCAGGTCCTGCAGAACTGCCCAGGCCTCTGCCTGCTTCTGCAGGTACAGGTTGCAGGTAAATCGCGGCTCCTGGCCGCCAAGGCCGTTCGGCACCAGCTGGTCGCAATACTGCCCGATGCGGTACAGCGACCAGCGATTGATCATGGTCGCGTCGATGCGATCGCCCAGGCCGTAGTACGGGTGCAGGGCCAGGTCGAAGAACACCCAGGCCGGGTTGTTGGTGTAGGCCTCCTTGAAGGTGCCGTCCCAAACGCCATTGGTGGTGCCGGGGCCGCTGGTGGAATAAGTGCGATTCACCGGGTCGTAGTTCATGGGCACCCGCACGATTCGCCCGCGCATCAGCACGGCAATCTTGGCGATGTCGCCACCGAACTGCTCGGCGTCGTACTCCACGCAGCTGACGGCGGTCAGCGGGTACTCCTGATCGCTGTCGACCACCTCGGCGATGGCCTCGACGTACATCCCATCCTGCACCAGCGAGCTGTTAGCCTCCGGCGTGATCCGGCGGGCGCGAATCGCCCAGCGGCTGCCGGCCGGCAGATCGATGCGATGGGATCGCTCGTACTTGGTGACGTTCTTCCGGTTGACCTCGGAGGCCAGCACCTGCTGGAACGGGCCGTTATCGGTAGAAACGTCCACCGCATACTCGATACGAACGCCATCGATGTTGCCGCCCGAATCCTGGGACTGCAGTTGTGGCCACGAGAACCGCAGGCGCACGGCGTCCAGCATGGAGTTGGTGATGGTGTAGACGTAAGGCGTAGTGCTGAGCAGCTGCTGGCCAACGGCAATCTCGTTGCTCGACTCGCTGATCCCGGTCATGCGCTCCTGGTTCAGCTCGCCGGAGCGGAACTGCCACTTCACGCCTGGGTAAGTCAGGGTGCCGTCTTCCGCCATGACTGGCGTGCCATCCAGCTTCACAGAACGCAGGCCGTTCACCGGGCCCACGATCGGCCCCCAGCTCCACAGGTAGAGCATGCGCACCGTGGCGATCGACGGAACGCTGTTGGAAGCGATGCTGGGCTGTTTCTGCTTGGCTGAACCGCCCTTGCTGCCGACCACCTGCCGCTTGCTGGCTGCAGTGGCGCGCCGCGGCGCGCGCTTCAGTGCTTGACCCATTCCACTCTCCAAAAACGAAAAAACCCGCCGAAGCGGGTCAGGTGTTGCCGGCGATCACAGCCGGTCTTGCGTGTAAATTCCGCCGGACTCGACGGCCCCGCCGATCTCCCGCTCGCCGTACAACAGCGGGTAGGGGTTGCCCTGGGCGATCGTCGTGACCGCACCACCGAAGCCATAGCTGGGGTTGTTGCCGTCCTCGTTACGGTCCAGTCCGCCGGTTTTGGGGGTTGGCGACAGCATTTGCACAACTCCAGATGCCGCCATGGCCGCGCCGCCGGCCATCATGGCGACGCCGTAGGCAGAGGTAGTGCCGAACGTGAAGTAGCCGGCGACGATCAGCACCACGCCGAGGATGGTCGTGAACAAACCGGCCTGCTTGCTGCCCTGGATGATCGGCGCGATGCGGATATCGCCGGCGTCATCGCCCTTCAGATCCAGATCATCCGCTGAGAGGTTGCGAGTGCCCGAGAACACGGTGAACACCAGGCCCCGCTCTTCACCGTTGGACAGGAACTCCTCGAAGCCTGGGACCATGTTGCAAAGGGCCTGAATGGCATCGCGGGTGCTGTTCACGTCCAGAACGTACTCGCGGCCGAAGTGCTTGCGCAGCACGCCGTACAGCTTCACCTTGCGCTTCATGGTTGGTAGTCCTTGTGCCGCAGGATCAGCCGGCAGCGGCTGGCCATCGACCAGCCGTACACCTCGCGGGTCGAGGCTCGGCCGGCCATGTGGTGGTAGATGAATGGCCCGCTACCGCCGAGCGATGCCGCCGGCTCACTGGCAAGGTCCGGTTGACTGCCCAGGTAGATGGCCGCGTGGTTCGGGTGGAAGCACGGCCGGCCCGGGGACGGCACCATGAACACCAGCATGTCGCCACGCTGCGGCACGTCCACCTGGTAGAAGCCGGCGCCAGCGAAGTTGGCCTCGTACAGGCTCGGCCCATCCTCCTGCTCCCACCACAGATCGTCGCGCTCGAAGTTGGGCAGCACCAGCCCGGCCTCGCGGGCGTACCAGTCGCGGCAGGCGCCCCAGCAGTCGAGCAGGCCGTGGGCGAACTCGCGACCCAGCAACGGGGCCTTGTAGCCGGACGGCTTGAACCACTGCATATCGCCGCCGGGCCAGCCGACGATGCCCCACGGCACCTCATGGAGCTCGCAGCTGACCAGGTCAGCCATGCTCGGCAGAGGCGCGGCGTCGGGGTGGCTGTGCACGATCGCCAGCAGCTCGCCCTGGTCTTCGGCGTTCGCCAGGTCCTCGTGGTGCAGGCGGAAGTTCTCCCGCGGCGTCTTCGCCAGGTTGCGACATGGCACGTAGATCCGGCCCTGGTCGGTCTTGATCAGCACCCCGCACGCTTCGGCCGGGTACTCGCGTTCGGCATGCTCGCGGATCGCGCCCTGCAGTGTTTGGTTAATGCGCATCGATTACCTCGAACTGGCGATCAGGCTGGCGCCCATGGAGCCGCCGAAGCGGCGGGTGTTGCCGCGGAGCTTGCAGCTCTTCCACCGCCCCGGGCAGCGGTCGAGCGCCGGGTTGTCGGTGGGCTCGTCCTGCTTGGTGTACATGGCTGCGCCGGTGTAGGCGCAGGCCTCGCCCCGATACTGACCCCGGCAGGCCCAGCGGCACAACTTGGTGATCTGCTGGCTCGGCAGCATGATGCCGCCCATATCCAGCGGGCTGGACAGCTGGAACGTCACCTGCTGGCGGTCTTCATCGGTCTTTTGCTCGATGTACCAGAGGTTTTCCCGCGCCTGGTTGGACGCCTCCGGGTTCCCGTCGGGGAAGTTGGCCGCATCGAGGAAGTGCCGGAAGGTTTCGATGACCTTCACCTTGGAGCCGACCAGGTCCTTCAGGGCCAGGCACAGCGCGGTGACCGCGCCCCTCACCCCGTTGATTTCGTTGACCAACTGCAGCGTCGGCGTGGCGGGCCGGCCGTCGCCACGGATGTCGAAGCCCTTGGCTTCCAGCTGCATCGCCGAGTACAGCTGGCCCTGCCAGATGATGTCGGCCTCTTGGGCGTGGCCGTGGAAGCGCATGATGTTGCCGCCCAGGCGTGTCGCGTCCACTTCGAACAGCCGGATCTGGTTGCCCGGCTCGAGCTTCTGGATATCGGATTCGAATGTCATGGGGCCTCAGAAAGAAAAACCCCGCAGTGCGGGGTCAGTAGGGGGTGAATGTCTGCTTCATGGTGAAGCTGATCTCGAAGAGCCCGGCGCCCTTCGGGTCGAGCTTGTAGCCGTTGGCCTTGTACCGGCCCTGCGTGCCGCCCGGCGGCGTCCAGAGGAAGGACTTGTAGCCTTCGTGCCGGTCGAGGAAGTCGCGCATCAGGCGCAGTTCTTCGCCGGCGTCGAGGCTGCCCACGGCCTTGTGCGACCACTCCTGAGTCTTGGTGTTGATCCCGGTACCGCCGGCCTGGGTGTAACCGTCACCGAAGTCGTTCTCCCACACCCGCTGCTTGATCTCACCAGCCGCACCCACCCGGGTGCAGAAGCTGAACGTTTCCGCCATCACCGTCTCCAGAGAATGCCGCCCTGCTGGGTGGCCTTGTAGATCGCCTGCTCCATCTGCTCCTCCAGCCCCTTGGCCATCATTTCACCCTGCCGGCGCGCGGCGTCGTCGCTCATGCCGGGCTGCGCCTGGACGGTGACCGGTGCGTGGATCGTGATGCCGCCCCCGCCGCCCGAGCCTGCGCCGGCATCGTTCGCATTGCGCAGGTACTGGGTCAGGTCGCGGTTCTGGTTCGGGTTCAGTACCCGCTCCCCGCCGTCGAGCAACCAGGTGCCCTCTCGGGGGATGTTGTCGAGGCCGTTGTGAGCCATACCCATGAGGGATGTGGATGCCACGCCGGCCACCATCGGCGCCGTGGCCATGGCTGCGGCCATCGCGGCACCAGGCGCCAGGGCCGGGCCGACGATAGGGATCGCGGCAGTGGACGCATAGGCAGCCAGCTGGGCCTGGAACGAGGTCGCCTGCGCGTTGGCCACCATGCCCATAGCTGCAACCGACTGGGTGCTCTTGCCGACCAGCAGCTGCACTGCCTGGTACACCAGCCACTGCGCGGCCATGTCCGCCAGGGCATCGATCATTGACTTGGCGAAGCCGGTGACCATATCGGCCAAGGCATCGCCTGCATCCTCCGAGCCCGTGGCTACATCGGACAGAAACGAGCCAAGTTCACTTCTGGCGCCCCCGAGCACAGAGGTCGTTGCATCGGCAGCCATGGCCGAGTAGTTCGTCGCAGCGTCTGCGAAGTTCTCCCAGGCGCTGGTGACGCCATCCATCCAGTTGTTCTGCGCTTCGTCGAGCTGGCTGTAGTAGTCGTTCTGCAGCTCCAGGCGCTCGGCCAGCGCATCGCTCAGCACCTCCGTTTCCTGGTCGTATAGCTCTTGGCTGATATCGCCGCTGTTGCGCTGAAGGACCAGCTCGCGCTGCTGGCGGTTGAAGTCCTGCTCGATCGCTAGGCGCTCCTTCAGGCGCTCCTTGTACTTGTCACCGCGGCCCGCGCCAGCGAGCTCTTGATCAAAGCCGTTGCTGGCGGTGAGGAAGTCTTCGCCCACGTTGGACCGGAATGCCGCCAGCTTCTTGGCATCTTCGTTCTGCTGTTTGATCTTCTTGAGCTGATCGAGCTCGGCGGCCAGGCCCTTCAGTCGGTCTTGCTGCTGGACGCTCAGGCCGTGCAGCTTCCCCGATTCCATCTCGAACTGAAGCTTAGCGACTTCGGTGGCGTCCTTTCGCTTATCCACCTCGGTGTTGATCAGGGCGATTTGGCGTTGATAGTCCTGCTCGGCAGTATCGAACTGCCCCTTCAGCTTCTTGGCCGCCGTATCTGCGGCCTTGGCGGCGTCCTGCTGGGCCTTGGTAATAGCCCTGAAGGCTCCCGGGCCGTTGCTCTTCAGCCCATCGAGTAGATCGGCAAGCTCTTTCACCTGGTTCGTACTGCCAGGGCCGTTCTGCTTCGAATCAAAGCTCGCCATCAGATCACCGTAACCGGTGATCAAACTGTCCATTTGCTCCTTCGTACCACCGATGACATTGCCCATGGCATCGATGTTTTTAAAGGCGTTGTAGATCCTCACCGGTGGCAGATATCGGTCCCACCACTTGGCATCCTCTCCGCCAACCATCGCGTTGTCGAAGTCAGACAACGACTTCAAACCAACTCCAAGCAGGTGAATTCCGGCCACCGTACCAATAGCGAACTTGGCCAAGGCCTGCAGGCTGGCAGCAAGGTCATCGGCAACTTTTTTTGCAACAACCCCATGCGTGCTCGAGTCGCTTAGCCGCCCCGCAAATTCCGACAAGCTTGGCAGTAGCGCCGCAGTAAGCTGGTTTGTTACGCCAGCGATGGACTGGTCAACGAGCCAGTTTGCAGCCTGAAGCTCCTTTGCGGCTTTTACGGTCTTCTCATCCATGATCGAGCCAGCTGCTTCAGCCGCCTCGCCGAACTTCTTGAATCCCTCGCCGTTGTTTCGTAGCAGCGGAAGCAGAAGTGTTGCATCGTTGGCGATAGCCTCCATGTAGAAGGTCATGTCGCTTTGACTGACCTTTGCCTTTTCCAGGCTTGAGACGTACAGCCCTAGCGCCTGGCTACCGCTCAGGTTTCTAAATTGTTCAGCGGTCACGCCCACTTTCGGTGCTATCTGCTCGAAGAAATCCTTCATTTCTCCGCCGCCGGTATTCAGGAAGTCGCCGACCTTGTCGTTCACATCCTTGAAAATATCGGAGAGCTTGTCTTGCTCCACGCCAACCATCTTTGCGCCAGCAGCGAGCTTTTGGAAATCAGTTGTGCTTACATTGGCGACAGCTGCTAGTTTGGCCACTTCAGTGGCAGACTTGATCGCTGATACCGTGATCGCCCCAAGCGCCGTAACACCAGCTGCCAGGCCCGCCCCCACAGCCGTTCCAAGCTTGGCTGCGCTGTCGCTGATCTGCTTCATCCGCTTTTCCGCAGATCGCCCAGCTCTATCGAGCCCCTGCTCGAACCCGCCAACCTTGGCAATCAGGTCCAGCGTCAGAGTCCCTAAAGACCTGCTTGCCATATCGCCTCCAACAAAAAGCCCGCACTAGGCGGGCTCTGTTTATTGATTTAGTAACCTAGACTTTTCTGTCTGATACTCGGCTTCTGTTATATCGCCGGAAGACTTGAGACGGGACAACCTCTCAAGATCTTCATATCTATTATTACTCGAACTATCATCCCTCTTATTCGCCGCCCCGAACAACGCCCATATCAAGCAGATAACCCATACAACCATTGTCCATCCTAAAAACAGGTTCAATAGAAATATGGTCGTATACTTTTCATGATTACGGTAAAAAGCAATCATCAATGGTACGCAGTAAAGCACCAGCGAAAGAGCTAGACCTAACAGATATCCGCCATACACAATTTCCACGATGGTTCCCTCCGACCTCATCAGAGAGACAATCTATCATCAAGTGCTGCCGCGCCAAAGGCGACAGGTCAGGACCAATTCTCCATGGCCTGCTCAAGACTTGTCGCCTGGCGATCATCGTGAGGGCAAAAGTCGGCCGGAGTGAACGGCTCCGGTCGCCTCTTGGTGTCACGACCTTGGTTGGCCAGGATGGACGCCAAGAGAGCTGCAGCCCTCTCCACTCGCATGCCGACGTGAAGCGACCCTCGGCGATTCCTGTACTTTACCCACGAATGGAACTCGCGCAGGCTCAGGCTTTCTTGCGCCTGCGCGATGGTGCAGCCGCCGATGCCGGCGAGGACGAGTTCGTGCCAGAGCTCGTCGAGCTCGGTGAGCTCGGCATCTTTCCCAGGTTGTTCACCTCATGGATGGCGGTGAGCAGAGCCACAGTGAGGTTGCCATCCAGCGCCCCCAGCCGCTTGGTGCTTTCGGGGTCCTTCGCCAGCTCAGCAGGATCGAGCGGGCCGTGCGTGATATCCAGTGCAGTGAACACCGGGTTGCCTTCTTCATCGCAAATGGCGGCGGCGATGCGGCCGGCAATGCTGTCCTGCTTGCCGCCGGCTGCGAGCACATCGCTGACGGCGCTCTGGTAGCCCAACGGGCGAACAAACACCGTCGCCGTCAGCGCTTCATCGCCTTGGCGCCAGGTGATCTCCTTCTCTACGGGGCGGCCAGTGAAGGCGCCCGCCTGGCGCAGGCTGTCGATGTTGAGCTTCATGGGCTACCTCAGGCAGTTTTGCGAATCCAGGCGGAGCCGCCCGAGCGCTGGATGGATACCGCGGTGCTGACCACGGCGTTGGCGGCGAAGTCGAAGGGGAAGTCGGCGACATAGCCCTGGAAAACGAACCACGTGCGGTCCTCAGGCAGCTCGAAGTCGTCGCCGGCCGTGGCCACCGTGGGGAAGGAAGTCTGCTTGCCTTCCGCGTCCACGGGGCCATCGGACCAGCCCACGGCCCAGCGCAGGGTGGTGTCGCCATTGGCCTCGGATAGCTGATGGAGACGAATGTGGCTCGGGCTGTCCGGATCAGCGTTGATGGTCAGCGAGGCCTGGCCAGGTGTACGCAAGCCCGGTTTGTAGGTGCGCTCGTTGGAGCTGAGGCACGTGTCCTCGATCTGCTCCTTGGGCGATCCGCCGGGGTTGAAAGCGGTTGCGCACTCCACTTCCATCACGGTCATTGGACCGGTGCCAGAGGTTGGCGGAACCAGGGCAAAGACCTGGGTGCCTTGGGTCAAAATCGACATGGTGGTCTCCTGTCGGGCAAAAAAATGCCTGCACTTGGCGGGCCTGGTTGGCTCAACGGCGGACTATCCAGTCCACGTCGAAGCTGGTTCGAAAAATCTTGGTTGCTGGGTCGCGTGTCTCGCCCCCCCAGCGGGTGACATGGGCGCGCAGTTCAATCGCATCGCGGATCGCATCGCGCACCTGACGCACTGACTTGCTAGTGGTGCCGTACACGTCGACTTGCAGCGTGAAGCCATCGGCATCAGGGCGGCCGGCCAGGTAGTTCTCTGGGCTGCCATTCACCAGCTGCCATACCGCATAGGGCTTGGCCACACCTTCGGGCGCCTCGCCGAATGGGTACATGCGCAGGTCAACGCCACTGCCGAGCAGCGCCGTGACGCCGGGGTATGCTGCGCAAACGAGTTCAATGGGTGATGTCATGAGGATGCCGCCTTCTTCGCAGCGCGCCGGATGGCGCGGTCGATTGCTTTCTCGTACTCGGTGACGAAGGTGCTGGTGACTTCGCTGATACTGTTGGCGAGGGCTGGTCGCATGAACGGAGCCGCGGCCATCTTCTCAGTACCGAACTCGATCAGGCGCCAGTGAGGCGTCGGCGAGTTAGGGCTGAGGTCACCGCCATCCTTGAGCACGGCGCCGTGCAGCACGCCGATGCGAAAGCCCAGGTCGCCTGTCTGCTTGAAAAGCTTGCCGTTCCAGCGCAAGGCGATGTTGTCTGCGATTGAGCGGCCAGTGGCCTTGTCATCGATGCGCTCGGCGCCTTCCTTGGCCTTCTGCACCACGATCTGGGCAGCCTTTCGAAGTGCAGCCCGGCCACCCTTGCGCCGAACGTCATAGCTGACCGACTCCAGCTTCCCCAGCAGGGTATCCAGGCCGGTGATGCTGAACTCGACCCCATCAGCCATCCTTAACCCCCTTCTCGACCAAGATCGTCAGGTAGTCGAGGCCAGACTTAGCGTCGGCCAGCGGCGGGCCAACGATGCTATACACCTCCCCCCGGTACAGGATGCGCATGGTGGCTAGGACGCCAGGCCGGTATCGGATAACCATCCGACTCGTGGCCTGCGCCTGGCCGGCCTGGGCGGCAATGAAGTCTCTGGCCGACAGATCTTCGACCCTGGCTGGGCACTTCTCCCAGCGAGTGACCCATTCTGGCTCCCCGAACTCGAGGGTCACCGGGTCACGCACCGCTTTCAGCTCCTGAATGTCAATGCGGTGCCGGAGCTTGCCGGCCTGCATCACACTCCCATCCGGATGCGATATGGCATCAGCAGGTGCTGCGATGCCACCGGAAGCTCGGTAGCGATGGTCCCGGTCACGACATCCTCGCGGTTGGCAAACAAATGGCCCAGCTTCAGCAGGCAAGCCGCCTGGATAGAAGAATTGAGCACCATGCCATAGGCAATGGCGTCTGCATGGTCATACGCATCGGCCAGAGCCTGGCGGGCATGGTCGAGCAGTCGGCAGCGCAGCGTGTAGTCCTGCTCGGTCTCAGCTGCGGTGACCGCCGCTGCGTTAGCGTCCTTCGCTTGCTGCAGGGCGGCAGATACGCCAGCGCGGGCTTCGTCGAGCGTCACCTGGTCGAGGTAGAAGCGTCGGTTGAGGAACTGCATGGCCGCCTCCTCCGCCGCATCAAGCTGCGCCTGGACCAGCATCTGGTCTTCAGGTTCAGCCAGCAGATGGTGCATGGCCAGGTCGATGGCGATCACGGACATGGATCACTCCTTGGGCTTGGTGGCCGCTCCCTTGCCGCCCTTGTTGGCCGGCTCCGGCGCCTTCTTGTTCTCTGGCTCCTCGGCTTTCTTCACGTCGTACTCCTCGATCAGGCCGTTGCGCAGCAAGTCACGAGCACGCAGCTCGTCGACGGTGATTTCTCGGTTGCGCTTGACGTACTCGCCACCGTTGTTGAAACCCTTGATGGTTTTGACTTTGACGTCTGGCATGTGCGCTCACGCCCGGTTTCCCGGGCGCGCTCCTGAGCTGGTTACGGGGTGGCTTCAAATTCGCCGTGCACGAACGACTCTGGGCGGTACACCGCCAGTGCCAGGCGCTCCTCGGCGCGGATGGTGACCATGTTGGTGCGGAAGTTGTCACCGTCTTCGGTGGAGACCTCGACAGCCGCTTCCTCGCGGTCGAATACCTGGGCCGCGATGTTCATCGCGCCGACCAGGAACTCGCCCTCTGGCACCGCGTTGCTGTCCACCACCGGCAGCTTCCACAGACGCTGGACGCCGCCTTCTTGGACGTTCACCCAGATGTAGGAGCCGTTGGCGTCCTTGGTCAGCTCGATGTCTGCCCAGTCCACAGGGTTCAGCGCGATGGCCGAAGCACGGTACTCGGCAACGCGCACCTGCAGAATTGCGCGGCGCAGGGTGTCGATCTTGGTGTCGCCGGTTTTGCGCAGCGCCTCGTTGAAGGCGGTGGCCTGCGGGATCAGACCCAGCAGGTTCTGCCCGGTGCCGTCGCCGGCCAGCAGCTGCTCCTCTTCCTTGTACTTCAGGCCGTAGATCGCGCGGCCGTTGATGTAGCTCTGCAGGAGCGGGATGTCCGACAACACCTGCTTGGAAGCGCGGAACCAGTGGGCAATGGTGATGACGTTGGTGGTCTTCAGACCGAAGGACAGATCGGACTGTGCCTTCGCGGCGCCCTCACCCGCCTGTGGCGCGGCCATATTCTGGAAGCCGGTTTCCTGCACGAACTCGACTGCGTTCGAGCCGGTGCGTCCTGGCATGATCAGGTCGCGGATGGTGAACTCACGCTCGGGACCCACCACGATCCCGGGCACGCGGGTCGGCTGGATGCCGACGCCGACGCCACCGGTGCCAGTGGTAGCGCTGGTAATGTTGGTCACGGCCTTCCGGCCCACACGGACGATGCCGCGCCCGCGAGTTTGCAGCGACTTGAAGTCGTCGCACTCGGTCAGCTCCTCGCCAGCCGACTTGAAGTCGACCGGATCGTTGGCGGAGAAGCGGCGGGCCATCTTCTGCTCAATCTCCTGCAGGCGGTCCTGCAGGCCCAGGCCGTCCTTCACCAGGCCATCGAGGATGGTCTTGGTATCGGCCAGGATGGTGCCGTGCGACTTGATCTCTTCAGTGGCCTTAGCGGCGAACGCCTTGATCTCTTTGTCGCGCTCATCGAGCAGGTCGTTGACCGCTTTCAGTTGCAGCTTGTCTTCGGCGTGCTCTTTGCGCTGGAACTGGCGGTGTTCAGAGCGAGCCTGGTTGCTCATGGCGTTATGCATGATGAATCCTCAAAACGATGGGAGAGAAAGTGCCGGGCGCGACTTCAACGCCTCGACGATTTCGATTGCTGCCAGGTCGCCCTCGGACTCGCTCCGGAGCAGGTGCTGCAGGCCACGGTTGGCAATCACCGTAGACTGAGTTTTCGAGAAGCCTGCCTCGCGCAGGAGCAACTCAAATTCGGGCATCGATGGCAGGCCGCCGTGGGCCAGCTTCGACTTGATGGTGTCGGTGCGCGCCTCGTCGTTGGCGGGCACGGTGACAATGGAGATCTCGATCAGGTCCAGCTTGGTCAGGGTGCGAATGCGGGTCTTCTCGTCGAAGCTCGATTCGCGGACGTAGTAGCCAATCGACAGGCCGGTGATGGAGCGGGTCTGCATGCCGCGATACGCGATACGGGCATAGGGCGCGTCTTCCAGCCAGAGCTCGCCGGCACCGAACAGCCCCCGATCATCTTCCTTGAGGCTGCTGATGTCCCAGCTGCCGATGGGCTCGCCGGTTCGGTGCTGCCAAAGGACCGGGAAGGTTCGCGACTTGGCCTTGGCTTCCTCAATGGACTCAAGGAAGGCGCCAGGCGCGACCACCTCGTTGTAGCTGTCGACCACGCCGAACACCGAGCCGTAGCCAGAGAAAAGGCCGTCGTCGCCGACAGCCTTCACGTCATAGTCGAAGGAGCGGTACTTGACCGCCGCCAGTCGATCCTTGTGTCTCATTGGGTATTACCTCTTGGCTGGTCGTTGAGCCAGTCGAGCAGCGCCGCCTTGGCCTGGTTGGCGCCGCCGGGGTCTTCGCCCAGCTTGTCGATCGGCAGCATGTTGGATTGCACGGTGAGCTTTGCCGCGTTCCCACCTTCTGGCGGCAGGTTCTCTTTGCGCCGGCAGTCGTCTCGGGTGTAGATCCCGTTCTGCGTCATCGAGCTGTAGAAGGCCGCCCGCGCCGCGCTGTCCATGCGCAATAGCCCCTCCGGGTTGAACTTCACGTAGAAGCGCCGGCGCTCATCTGGGCGCAGCAGGCGCCGGTTGGCGCACATCTCGATGCGTTTGATCCAGGGCAGCAGAGTGAAGGACAGGAAGCCGATCATCTGCTGCTCCATGCCAGTACCCCAGCTGGTGGAGTTCTGCGTGTGTCCGACCATCCAGGGCGGCACGCGGAACCAGCGGCAAATTTCCTCGACGTTGAACGCCCTGGTCTGCAGCATTTGGGCATCCTCGGGCGTCATGGATACCTGCTGGTACTTCATGCCCGCCTCGAGAACCATGGTCTTGCCGTGGTTCGTCGCGCCGGAGAACTGCTTGATCATGTCCTCGCGGATGTCCTTCCGCTGGTCCGGCTTGAGGATCTGGTCGGTGGAAAGCACTCCGCCCAGCTTCATACCGTTGGCGAACATCTTCGCCGCCGACTCATCAGCGGCCATGGCCGAGCCAAGTACCTGCCGCCCGTAGGCCAGCGGCGACAGGCCGCAAAGCGGGTCCACCCCGAAGGCTCGAACGTGAACCATCTGATCCTCGGTAAGCGTGTGAGGCTTGCCGAAGTTGTCGGTGTAGCGGTACTCGATGGAGCCGTCCGCCAGGCGCCGCGGGGGCGACATGTTCTGCGGCAGCAGGAACTCCAAGCTCGTTAACGTCCGGCCGCTCTGGTGGGGCTCGCAGAATGCGTTCCCCTGCAGGAGCAGGCTGGCCATTACGTTCTCCCAGAACTCCACCGGAGTTTGGTCGGCGTTCGGCTGTTGGCTGATGACGAAGTTGACCGGGTGAGAGCCGGCCACCACTGGCGCACCGTTCTTGTCCTCGTACAAGGCGATCGGCAGCGTCGCGATTGTTTCGGCGATCAGTCGCACGCAAGCCCACACAGTCGAGAGCTGGAGAGCCGTTTGCTGGCTGACCACCTTCCCTGATGCCGAGTCGGTGCCGTAGAAGGTGTTCCAGAAGGCGGAGTCGGTGAGGCCGATCTTGCGCCCCGCCCAGCCCGCCAGGCTGGATGCCACTCCCGGCTCGGCCGACTTCACCAGGGCCTGGCCGAGGATCTGAGTGAGTGATTTAGCCACCGATCAACCCCTTGCGAATGAAGCCAGCGGCGACCAGTAGCGAGCCGGCCGCAGCCATCAGCGCGTAACCCAGGCCGGCCAGCACGTATACGCCAGCGACGCCCAGCAGCAAGCCGCCGGCGGCAAGCACCAGAAAGATGATCAGGCCAGTTTTCATAGGTAGTCCAGTTAGCCAACCACGATCGGGCTGGCAAGAAAGTCATCGAAGTGGCCGGAGTCATCGATACCGAGCTTGATGGCCACGGCGCAGCCGGTGATCAGGCTCACCATGCCGTCGATCTTGTTCTCCGGGCGCTCCTTGTTGGGGTAGATGTTGTCCTTCACGTCCAGCTTCGCCACCACGTTCGAGGCCATCCAAGTCAGCACCGGGCAGTCACCGTGGGCCAGCTTTCGCTGCAACACCAGGGCTTCAACCTCTTTCATGGGCTCACTCAGGTTCTGCACCGTCTGACGCAGCTCAACCATCGGCAATCCTTCGGCGTCCATCTCCTGGGCAAGCTGGGTGGCCTGCCACGGGTCGTAGGCGTAGGCCCGGATGTCGAAGCGACCGGCAAACTCGCGCATGTCCTCTTTGATGACTTCAAAGTCGGTGACCTCTCCGTCGGTCAGGGTCAGCAGGCCGAGAGCATCGAACTCGCGGTACCGCGCGGTGTTGCTGTCCAGCTCCTCCAGCACCCGCGCTTCTGGCAAGTAGTACCTGGCGTGGATATGCCAGAACGGATCGTCGCCATTGGGCGGGAAGATCAGCAGGTTCGCAGCAATGTCGATTTTGCTCGCCAAGTCGAGACTGCCGTAGCAGGGACGGCCCTCCAGTTCTGCAAGGCTCTTTCTGGCCGGGGCCTCTTTCCAGCGCAGCATGTTGAGCCAGGCATTCTTGGCGCCTACCCACTCATTCAGGTGCTTGGTGCGGAAGGTGGCCTGCTTGGTTGCCGACTGCATCGCGTCACGCTGGCGGGCCAGCAGAAAGTCCTCCCCGACCGAAATGCCGAAGTTCGGATTCGCCTTGCGCAGCGCGATCTCGCTGGTCCAGTCATCGCCATGGTCAATGGTGTAGAGCGCGGGCCAGAGATCCGGACGTTCAATGACTCCTTCCAGCATCCGCTCGGAGTCGCGAATCAGCTGGTGGCAAGGCCCGCCGATGCTGGACCCCGCAGTGGTGATGACTAGCATGATTGGCTGCTCGCGGGCGCCCATGCCGGTTTCCATGGTGTCGTAGAGCGTCGAATCTTGATGTTCGTGGTACTCGTCGACCACCGAGCAGGACGGTGAAGAGCCGTCGCCAGGCTTCCCGATGACCGGTTCGAATCGCGACCCATCGGCCAAAACGACCATGTTGGAAGCGTTCACGTCGACGCCGTAGTGCTCTCGCAAGTCGTCGGTACGCTCGACCATCAGCTTGGCCGGCCTGAACACCTCCCAGGCTTGCTTCTCCGTGGTCGCTCCAGAGTAGACCTCGGCGCCGAACTCTCCGTCGGCGACGAACATGTACAGACCCACGCCGCCGCCGATGATCGATTTGCCGTTCTTCCTGGGTACGAACACCAGAATAGTCCGGTAACGCCGAGTGCCATCCTTCTTGCGGACCCAGCCGAACGGCACGCAAACCGAGAAAAGTTGCCAGGGCTCCAGCTTGATTAGCTGCTTCTTTCCGCCCCATTTACCCTTGGTGTGCGGCAGAAGCTGCAGGAACTTGGCGACTTTCTCCGCCTTGGCGGGATCGAATTTGTACGGAAAGTCCTTGCGCTTTGAGGCAGCCAGGTCGTCGAGGTGACGCTGGGCCAGCAGCTGGATCCATTTGCAGACGAGGATCTTCCCGGCGACGACATCCTTGGCGTACTTTTCGGCCGCCTTCATCAGCGGAAATTTCACCTTGGCCATCACAGCTCCGCGAATGCATTGCCCTTCGGCGCGTCTTTTTTACCCCCGCCCACCTTGGACCGGTCAGCCGGCGTCATGCCGAACTTGCCGAGCATGGCCTCCAGGCGCACTAGCTTGGCGGCAGGGAAATCGAGTGGGTCGTTGCGGAACTGGGCCAGTAGGTTGGCGGCCAGCTCCAGGCTGAGTCGGTCGGAGTTGGTCAGCACGTCCCGCGGGGCGTACTTCGCAATCTCCTTCCAGGCGTGGAGCACTGCTCCGTTGATGTGAGCCGGCGGTGCGGTCAGCTCACCCACCGGTTCGGCATCCTCACGGTGACGCTGGGGGTCTTTCTTGAACGCACCGGTCAGCTCAAGCACGTTGGTCGGCTTGCGCGGTCGGGCCATTTTGAAAACCTGAATTTTGCGGAAGTGGAAAAAAAGCTGAGGGCGCGGTGTCCGAGCGGAAAGGCCTGAACTTTAGGTCCTCCCCCTCCCCATAGACGAGATTCCGTCTCATTTGCGCCGATTTCGATCATTTTTTGATCGCCTTCGACTCCCGTTGCGTCTTCGCCTTGTGGCAGTCGCGGTTGATAGCCCTAAGGTTGCCGTCATCGTCGGTACCGCCGTGGGCCAGGGCCACGATGTGGTCAACCTCATGGGCTTCGCGGATGCGACCTAGCTGGGTGCAGTCATCGCACCGGCAGAGGTACTGGTCTCGCTTCAGAATTCGCTCACGCTTGCGGCGCCAGGGGCGACCACCACGGCCCGACCCCTTACGTGTCGCCCAGGCCTTAGCCTGTTCGGCAGCCAGCTCTGCATGACAATCGCAGTAGCCATTGGCGTTGCGGTGCAACGATCGGCAGCCTTGCGCCCGACATGGGCGTTGCGGCCTCAACGGCACGGCGAACCGTCCAAGTAGTTCTGCGGCTCGGCGTCCGGGTCTACATCTGCGCCGTCAGCCAGCGCCTCGATCAGTGCCAGGTTCTGGGTTGCGATCTGCTCGAGCAGTGCGGTCTGCTTCTGCTGCTCTGCCAGCAGGTCGCATACGCTTGGTTGCAGCTGAGCAGTAATGCCCGCCTCAAGCACAACCAGCTCACACTGGAGTCGATCAGCCGTCCCTGCCAGGTGTTGAGTCAGTCGCTCGCGCACCTCCGTCTTGATCGGGAATGGAACGCTGACCACCAGCAGGTCGCCCTTCTTCGGGCTCAGCTGCTCGATCTGGTGTGAAAAGGTTTCTTGCTCGCTCATACGCTACCTTTGTCCACTTCAACGCCCACTCTCGATGCTTCATACAAGTGGCGCATGTCATTAAGCGGCCTCCGCAGAAAAAGGGTGATGGCGCCGCTTCGCTTCGAGGTAAGCGGCCTCTGCCATCTCTTTATCCTTGAATCGGCCTATGTTGATTCGCTTTCCTTGGGTGCTCAGCTGAGCCCTCCAGGTTTGTGTCTGCTTATCCCATGTAATCCCTCGGACGCCGCTTGCGCCAGGTCGACGCTTGCGCATGTTCTGCAAGTTTTCGTGGCGCCTAAGCACCCGCAGGTTCGAGAGCCGATTGTCATCTCTCTCACCATTGATGTGATCAATGTCATGGCTGGGCCAGGCGCCATGGACGAGAGCCCAAGCTACCCGGTGGACGTAGAGATTCACACCATCCAGGCGAAGCTTCAGATAACCGTTGGAGCTCTTCGCTCCTTCAATCCTGCCCGCGTTCGGCCCTACAACCCTTCTAAGCACGCCGGAAGCAGGGTCGTAGGTTAACTGTTGCCTCAATCTATCGATGGGAATCACTGCTCAGTCCCTCCACTCGCGCCGGGCGGCGCACCCGCTGCAGGCCATCACTCAGTCCTGCGCATGTTGAGTTGCTGCGCGATGTCAGCAGCACGCTCCCGCACTTCCAGCACCTGGCCGTCGAACGTATGGACGACGGCGCAGATGCCATGCCACTGCGAACTGGTGCCCGCCTCTTGCACGCGGGCAATGGCAGCCGGGGCCAGGTAGTGCTGGCGACGGTTGATGTCGGTCAGGGTGATCATCTGGATGCCTCGCGCCACGAAACGGCGCATCTCGATTTTGTGGCGCCGATCAATCCACGCGCACGATCTTGGCCACGTTCCCCTTAGCCCGGCACACCAGCATGGCAGCCAGCAGGTAAAACGCAGTGTTGAACCAGGACACGTCGGCAAACTCGTCGTGAAGCAAAATGCGACCGATGAGGCTGACGCACTGCATACCGGTGACCGCGCATGCCGCCCATGCCATCAGGGATACACCCAGCTTGTAGCGGGCATCGGGATACGGCCGGTAGCGCAGACCGATCATCACGAAGATGACGGCGCACAATGCGGCCTGGATAACAGCAGCCATTCAACCCTCCTTCCTGGCTCGCAGGCGGAAGAACCAAGCCCACCACCGAGGCGGCTGGCCGGTCTGCATCCACTCGATCAAGCCAGAGAATGTGATCACGCACAGAGCGCCACACACGAAGGCGCTGAACCCGGCTGTCTTGGTCCAAGCCCAGCCCATCAATTCGGCAGCACCGAAGTAGCCACCAATCCAGCCAGTCAGCAGGTAGCCGATCCGGCGCCAGGTGCTCATGTCCTTGGCGAATACGACGTAGAAGAAAGCCCCGCCGAAGGAGCCGACCAATGTGGCCAGGTCCAGCTGCGGGAAGGCAGCACCCAAGCCGACGCTGGCAAGTACGCCGGTCACTGCGAGGGCGCCGGTACTTGGCTCGGCCATAGGTGGTGCTCCAGAAACAAAATGACCCGTCGAACTGGCAAGCCCTTGGATACGTGAAAAGA